ACAACTTCATTCCCATTTGTTGCATATAATCTAAAATAAGCACCTGCACCATCGCCAAATGTTGTATTGTCGAAGTTATTAGCTTGGATATAATCTCTCTCAACAGGTTTTGGTGAAAGATAGTCGTGTGAATATGTAAAAATACCAGTTCCAGCAGCAGGTTCTGTATCTATAGTATGGGTATTTCCATCTCCATCTGCATCTATCATAGCTTTAGCTCTAGCACTCCCACCAGATTTTAATATTCCAGCTTGGCTTACATCAATATTATCGCCTCTTACAATTTGATTTTCTTCAATATCTCTTTCGGCCATATATGTGTTAATACCACCACTAAAATCATCTATTTTTAGTATTTCTTTTGGCATAGCTCTCCTATTATGTTCCGTCTACTACTACTGCGTATTCAACTGATATATTTCCACCAGAGTTATTAAGAGTAGAGCAATTTATAGTTGTTGTTCCACATCTTGGTAAGACAATAGCTTCACCTGGATATAATTTTGCTATTTCTGCTCCTGCGTTATTTGTAAATCTTACATCTATAGCTTCATTATCTGTCCATTTACCAGCAGTTTTTGTCAATTTATCTCCTAATGCTGTACCATCACCCCAAGCATATCCTGTATTTTTAATAAATACCATATTTCTTGTTCCTACAGATGGTGTAAATCCTGTTCCTGTGCTGCCATTGCTATTTAAATATGTTGGTACACCTGCTGCCCATCCAGCAACTTGGTCATCAGCAGTACCATCTGCTAACATTACCACATTATCTATATCTCCCACAGAACCAGAGCCTCCTAAAGATTTCTTAACTTCGGCATCTATCGCTGTAGTTGATACAGATTGGTCTGCATCATTAACAATTGTAGGTGTCATACTAACTGAGAATTGTACTTTATAATTACTTGCCATTTATTCCTCCTTTCCTAAGGCTTTACCCACACTCCCTTGTATATATAACTGTAATCCTTGTTGATATATATTAGACAATGTAGAAATTTCTTGCAATATTTGTTGATGTTCATTTTGATTTTTCTGTAATTCTGATTGATACTTTTGTAAATCAGATTGATACTTAGAAATTTTATCCATATTCTTTTTTGAAACCCTATCTACCTGCAATTGAAATTCTTGCAAATCATTAGATGCCTTAGATTGGTATTTACCTAAATCTTGAGAATATCTTTCTAGTTTAATTTGTTGGTTTTGAGTTAATATATCTGCATCTTTAACAGATTTTTGAAATTCTGTTTGATATTCATTTAAAGAACCATTAAAAGTATTCAATTCATTCTGAATATCGAATTGATATTTTTGAACTCCATTTGTATATTCTTGTGAATACTCATCTAACTTTTTACCGTATTCCTCTAATTGCCATTCTTGAACAATAGTTTGAACTTCTGCTTGGTAGTTCGCTGTTTCTAATTGAAATTTTTGTAATTTTCTGGCCTCATCTGCATCATTTAACTGAGCATTTTGTATGTCAATTTGTAGTTTAGCTTGGTATTCTGCATTTTCTTTATTGAAATCATTTAAAGAATTTTGCATTTTAGAACTAAATTCCGTAATTCTTGCATTTATAGCATTAACTCTTGCCCCAGCCATTACATCGTCTTCTTCTACATTTATCCAATTATCTAAATCACTAAAGTCTGGAGCAACAACAGGGCCATTATAATTTGGAGCAGAACCACTTAGAGTAGCAAGATGAGCAACAGTTGTTGGAGCTACTGGAGCCTCTGGTAAAGTTAATGCGTTTATAGTTGGAAAAGTTGGTGGCGTAAATATTGGTTTAATATAAGTCGGAGCTAATGTTGTAAAAGATAATACTGTTTCTGCTATAGATGGTAATGTTGGAGCAGCATCTAAAGATATTGAAGCACTAGCAGAATCTAAACTTGGAGAAGCAGGAGGCATAGTAAAAGATGTTCTAGCATCTGAAAGTTTTCTTTGTAAACATTTTGCAGCAGCCCCATATATAACTAATCTTTCAGCCCCATCTGGTAAACCAGTATTCCAAGTAGCACTAGCAGCATCTAAAGTAGGAACTGTAACAGAGTAAATATAAGCAGCTCCACTACCACTGTCATTTGGGTCTGGCTTTATAGTAACACCTGTACTATCTAATATATATATAGGATTATCATTTGTAGGATAAAATATACTACTAGTATCATTTATTCTAGTTTCCATACCTTTATCGACTTTGATACACTCTATTCCATTTCTCCATACTGACATATTCTTCCTATATTCAACTTGTGTTGCAGTAGCTGATTCTATTGCAGAACTTTTAGCTAGGAAAAAACTTAAAGCCTCTTCTGGAGTCACATTAACTATTTCATTTAAAGTAGCTTGAGCAGAATCTGCAAGAAGAACATCGTCTCCTAGAGTTCCTATCAAATCTTCCACTTGAACCTTTATTGTTGTTGCCATATATTACTCCTATAAAAACTCTTGCAACGGTTGTCTAAGTAAATAAGGTTTAGACTTTTTGGTTGCTGTTAATTGTAAATAATCTTTTTCTAATTTCTCTGCTAATCCTATATACCCAGAACCTAATTGTAGATTGCCATTTAAGTTTAAGAGTTCAGCAATACATCTGTATATAGGAGCAGACATTAAAGAATCTGGTAAATCTATCATACTCTTATCGCTATTTTTATCTCTAGGTTTAGCATAATAATACACTGTTGTAGCTCCCTCTGGAGACTTTGTAAAATTAATAGACCAGGAATCTTGAGTCCAAACCCCACCATTTGTACTATATGAAGTCATTCCAACTGTGCTTGTACTTATAGTAAATGAAGTTTCATCTGCTGCAGTAACCTTATGTCTCTTATTATTCAATGGGTGTATCTCACCTGCTATTCCTGTACCAGTCATTTCTGATATAATGACATAATCCCCTACAACTAAACTATTAGCAGAAGTTATAACACAGGGAGATGCTGATGTTGCTCCTGTTATAGTTCCACTCTTGCTAGCAAGATGAGATGTATAATATCCTATATGAGAAACATTATCTGTAGATACTCCAGTATGTAAAGATGCTTCTGGAACAAACGGGACTAAAACTTTATCATCTCCTTGAGTTGTTTCTATCTTATACACCCTATCTGTAAAATCATCTTCACTAACCATATAAGGACCAGTTCCACTTATAGTAAGACTAAAGCTCCTTCTGTCCCTAACAACTCTAAGCCCTATATCTTTTACGTGTCTATCAAAAAAATTAGAAAGAAAACTCCCCGTTAATGGAAAGTCTACTTCTACTTTCTTTAATGCCCCTCTTATTATTTCATATGCATCTTGATATCTCATTTATATCTCCTGGTCAAACTGACCTATTTTTTCTTTGGTCACTTTTTCTTTTTGTATTTTTTCATTTTTTTTGGAGGTCTCCCTCTCTTTTTTCCGTATGTTCCTTTTCCTCTTGGCATAACTACCTCCTATTTTATAATAAAACCCACTTTGCACCTTTTTTAGGCTTATATCTCTTACCCTTTGGCTGTAGTTTCTTTTTACCTTGTGGTTTATGAGGGCCTTTTTTAGGCTTTCCGTTTCCCTTCTTTATCCTTCCCTTGAAATCTCCCATTATTTTTTCTCCTTTACGGGCTTTTCTTCTTCTTCCATTTCTTCGATTAATTCAACTGCCCCTAACACTTTCAATCTTATTTGTGTTAATTCAGTTATTTTTGCTGTCAACTCATTATACTGTTTGACAAGTTCTTCTTTTCTTTCTTTCATATTTCCCTCTTATTTTATTTATCTATATGTCTTCCTTATTTTTCTAACTTTTGCTCTTTTAGATTTTCTTACACTTCTTTTATCTTTAGCATTTGTCATTTTTTTAACTAACTTCCTTGAAGACTTTCTAACTTCTTTTATTTTCTTTTTTTTCATAGACTTCAGTGCTTTATTCTTTTTCTTAACAGCCTTTTTGTTTGAACGTCTTAAACCCATAATATTTCTCCTATTGTTTTTGTTAATGTTTTATCAAAGGGGAGGCTCCGACAACCTCCCCTTTAATATTATCTATCTGTTTACTGTTATACCATTTTTATGATAGCGTGAGATTGTTCATTTCTGATTTCACAGCCACCTTCTAGTAACCATTCATCAGTTCTACCATCTCTACCATCTTTAACGACATCAGACCTTAACTGCATATCTCTTCCAGATAATGGTCTCCACTCGAAGTTAGCCATATCTACAGATAAAGCATAATCTTCTAATGTTCCATTATTCAAAAATGGATGTGCAATAAAGTTAAGTTCGCCTACTGGACCTAAGTGTTTCATAACTCTTAAACCACTAGTAGCACCTTCACCTAATGAAGCATTAAGCTGAGTTGAACTTTCATCTCTAGTTTTGATAACTAAGTTTTTCAAAAACTTATTTGAACAAAACACAGTTTTAGACATACTGCCAGCAAGTAAATCTCTAAAGATATACTCACAAACAGCATCTAAGTTATCAAGCCCAGCAGATACATCCCATTGACAGTTAGTGTTATCTCTACCATCGTTAGATTTGATTACACCTTTTCCTGCAGCTTTATTTAATCCAAAACCTGCAAAAGTCCTTTTAGGATTTTCTTTATCATCATCTAGGTCAATGTCTCCATTAGTAAGCATAGCCCATTCGATATCAGACTTAATCTTAGCTAATTTTCTAGCTTGCAATCTAGATAGCTCATCTCCACCATAATGTGAAGAGTTCATCATTGTACCAGTAATTGTATAAGGCTCTCTAAAGATTTGAGTACAATTCTTTAAACGTCTTACTTTTTTACTTGTTTGTTGTCCGATTGCAGCACCCTCATTCCAGCCTTGTCCAGTACCTGTTATAGTTGCAGTTTCGTTATCCACTAAATCATTAGAATCTACAGAATATCCAGCTCTTCCAAGAGTTGAAAATTCACCAGCATTACCTATATGAGTTAACACTATGTTTCCAGATGTTCCATTTGCCTCTAAACACACTTGAGTAGTAGTTCTATGCTCATAAGTAAAAGTAGGAGCGGCTGTATCGCCACCAATGAATCTTACATCTAGGTCACTTGGGTCTGCAGCTCCACCTACTGCACCAACTGATGTGTCGCACGCTTTACCTATTGCAACACACATTAATAGAGGAGCGTCTGTTCCTGCTGCCCACTCCCAACCATTAGTATCGTGCATAGTAGTGCCATCTAAACTATATACAGCACCAACTTCAAACATTTCTACTTGTGATTGCCTGTCGCATCTTAAAATTACACCAGTGTCATTATGTCCTGCAGTCACTGCATTTTTTAATGCACTTCCTGGTAATGAAACTGTTTGTTGGATAAACCATTCATCTTCCATCCACTCAAATATCGGTACAGGTGTCACATTTGTCCCAACACGTCCACCTATAGTCAATAAAGGAGTCATATCTGGATTATAAAAATGAATCTTATCACCCAACTCTAGTATCTGGCGTTGCGTAGCATCAGTAAACTGACCTGCAGTACCAGTACCATAAGTATATGGATTTGCCATTTTATACCTCCGTTATTTTATGTTATCTATACTTTACGTGCAGATTTCATAATACCGTCCCAAAATTCTTCTTTAGCTTTAGTTGCTGGCTTTACCTGCTCTGGAGCAGTTCCAGTAACAGCAGCAGCAGTTACTCTTTTTGGTTCAGCATTACTAATAGGAGTTTCTTGATTGGAAGTTGCCATATCTTTTTTGCCAGTTAGAATTTTCCAGACATCAACAAGAGTGTCATCGTTAAGATTTTTCTTGTCAGTCATAAATGTATGATAATCTTTTATATCATCATCAGATAATCCCTTTTCTCGCAATTTAAGTATTCTAGTTTGGGCTGCTTGCTTTTGAGCCATTTCGTGCCGTAAAGCATCGACTTCCTCTCTTGCAGCATTTCTTCCCATATCGACTAAATACTTGTCATAGGCTTGTCGCCATTTATATGACTCTGTACCTTCTACGCCTTCGTCTAAGATATCATATTCTTCTGGTTTTTCTGGAGCTTTATTTTGATTATCTGCTAATCTTTGAAGTTCGCTTTGCATAGCTTTAGCTACGGATGGATGCTTTTCAATTATTTTATCTAGTTGCTTAAACTTTTCAAAACGTTCTCTGTCTGGAGATGCATTTTCTTTATCTCTCAAACTTTGAAGTTCTTTGTAAGCAGTTGCTAGCTTTTGAGCTCCTTCTTTATTGTCTTTGAACTTATTATTTATTAACCATTTATCATCTTTTTCTTCAGATTCAACCTTTTTGTCAGAATTGCTTTCTTTTACGTCAGCATTTTCAACCTTCTTCTCCTCTACACTTTCAACAGCCTCCGTTTTATCTTGTGAGCCTTCTCCTGTATTAAAATCATTTAATACGTCAACAAGGTTATCACCCTTTGGTGTTTCAGTGGTTTTTTCTTTTTTGGACATCCCGATGCTCCTTTCTTATAGAGTTACCCTTCTATGAAGAGGCTCCTGTATTTGAGTTAACCGTTTGTTCAAGGTTCGCCAAACTATTTTGCACTTTTTTAGTTTCCAACCTTTTCTTTTCTCCTTCTAATTTATGTTCTGCCTCTAACTTAGCCTGTGCTTTTGCTACAGGTTTAGTAGCTTCAGAAATTTCTGCTCTCATATTACTATGGAACAATTCTCTTTCTCTGGTCTGTAAATCACCAGATAATTTTTTAATTTGTTCTTGTGCTTGCTGTAAAGCACCAGATAATTCTGCTATTTCACTATGTCTTTGCAATAGTCCCATTTTATCTACATCTGTTTGCATATTCATAATCACTTGTGTTTTATCAAATATTCCAACATTTAATAATGCTAAATCTTTCTGTAATTTTGCTTCTGGAGATTTTGCCCTAGTTGAACCAACAACAACTCTTATATCTACAGTACTGGATATCAAATCATACATTCTAGATATTTCTCCAGTCCTAGCATCTGGCTGAGGCATATTTGCTGTTACCTCTATTTTTTGTCCTTCTTCTGTAGCTATTCTAAATACTCTTTGTTGATTATATACGTGAGGTATCCATTCAACAACTACTTGCCCAGCCTTAGTAAGCATATCATATATAGGTAAAACTTTCCAATTTTGTTTTCTAGCTACAGCTTCATCTAAGATTTGAGCTTCTCCAACAGTACCTGGAGCATCTGGACCATACCCCTGCAAGTACTTATAAGCACCAAAGACCTGTTCAATATCAAGTTCGTAACGCTGTTTTTCTGTATATAGCTGAGAAGATACAGCAGGTGGTGCAAATTCTTTAATTTTCCCTTCTCTAATCGCTCCTGGGTTAGCAGTAATAACTGCATTAGGTATATTCCATTTATTTAATTCCTCTGGTTCTATAGCTCCATCTTCTATAACTAATTTAAAATTAGTAGTTGCATTAGTATGAGCTATCAATAAAGCCTCTGTTCTATTTAACATTCTTTGTGGAGATTTTGCGTGCCTAACATCTCCTGCTGGAAACGGAGTTCCAACGTGCTCATTTGTTGCAGGCACTATAGGATATTCAGATATGGGTAAGATATCATCATAATACAGAATATCTCCTATTATACAAGTTTCTCTTATATGCGTTCTGTAAGCTAATTTCTCCATTATTGTACCTTCTTTAATTAGCTTTTTATAATTTTTGTCCTTTACAAAGTTTTTATATTGAGCTGCACTTAACATCTCATTGTAGCCTGTCGTCATATCAGTTATTATCACATATGGTAACGCTACTTTTGCAAATCTTATATATTTTCTAACTCTAGGCTGATGGTCATTAGGAACGTCAGTTCTTCTAATCATATCATCTTTTGAGTACTTACCTGTAGAAACTATATTTAAATCCTGTTCTTCTGCAGTATCCTCTATATCATCTGCTATATCTGGAAAAGCTACTTTTAAACTTTCTTTTGTATGTACATCTGAGTAAATAATAGACGTAGCATCTGAAAAATCTGGATTTGTGCAATTAGGGTCTACATACACACTTTCGGGGGCAAATCTCCTAAATCTTATACCTCCAAGACCCTTATCTTCATTCCAATCTGGATATATAAAAAAGTAACTTAAACCCTTAACAATGAAGTCTTTGCAAACTTTTCTAAATTGAACGTCTCCATCTGAATTATGCCAAACATTATCCATTAATTCATTATAGATA